TACAAAATTTCCATTGGGTATAGACCCTACAGTGCTTCCAGATGGTGTAGCTGAAGCTGCTCATTTTGATATAACGCCTAACACTAATACAGAGTTAAATAAAAAAGAAGCTACAGGAGCTAAACCTTTTATTTTAGATAATGAAGGTAATCCTGTAAATATTGAAGGTGCAACAGAAGATGACTTATCTGGACGATTAAGTTACTTAAAAGATTTTTTATCTCCTATATCAGATAAACTTACAGAAGGTGAAGGCACTACAAAAAGTAAAGTTACATTTCATCCTTCAATGATTGCAGCTAAAAAAATGGAAAAGAAAATACACGACCAGTTAGAAGAGTCGGGTACAAATAAACAATTACGTCACGCTGCATTTGAAATGGCATTGTTTGGTACAGGTATAATGAAAGGTCCATTTGCTGTAGATAAAGAGTATCCTAACTGGAATGAAGAAGGTGAGTATGACCCATTAGTTAAAACTGTGCCTTCAACGAGCCATGTATCTATTTGGAATTTTTATCCTGACCCTGACGCAGATAACATGGATGAAGTTGAATATGTAGTAGAGCGACATAAAATGTCTAGGTCACAGTTAAGAGCTTTAAAGAATAGACCTTACTTTAGAGATGAAGCTATAGATACAGCTATAGATATGGGAGAATCCTATACTCGTAAGTATTGGGAAGACCACATGGAAGATGAATCTGTTAATACTAAAACAGAAAGATATGAGGTCTTAGAATTTTGGGGTCATGTAGATTCAACTATATTAGAAGAAAATGGATTAGATATACCTAAAAAATTTGCTGACTTAGACCAAATAAATGTTAATATATGGGTATGTCAAGGTCAAGTATTGCGTTTAGTTCTTAATCCTTTTACACCAGTGCGTATACCTTATTATGCTGTACCTTATGAACTTAATCCATATAGTTTTTTTGGTGTAGGTATAGCTGAAAATATGGATGATACACAAACTCTAATGAATGGTTTTATGAGAATGGCTATTGATAATGCTGCGTTATCAGGTAATCTCATAATTGAAGTAGACGAAACTAATTTAGTTCCCGGTCAAGACATGAGTGTATATCCCGGAAAAATCTTTAGAAGACAAGGGGGTGCTCCCGGTCAAGCACTGTTTGGCACTAAGTTTCCGAATGTAGCAGGAGAGAATATGCAACTTTTTGACAAAGCTAGAGTGTTAGCTGATGAAAGTACAGGTTTTCCTTCTTTTGCTCACGGTCAAACTGGTGTACAAGGTGTAGGTAGAACAGCTAGTGGCATATCTATGCTGATGTCTGCAGCAAATGGTTCTATTAGAAACGTAGTTAAAAACGTAGATGATTATCTGTTAGCTCCATTAGGTAAAGCTTTCTTTAGTTTTAATATGCAGTTTGATTTTGACCCATCTATTAGAGGTGACTTAGAGATAAAAGCTCAAGGCACTGAAAGTTTGATGGCTAATGAAGTTAGAAGTCAACGATTGATGCAGTTCTTAGGTGTAGTTTCAAATCCTGTATTAGCTCCTTTCGCTAAGATGGACTATATAGTTAGAGAGATAGCTAAGTCTATGGATTTAGACCCTGACAAACTAACTAA